AGCAACGATCCCAGATTACGTGAAGAACGCTCCAACCATACTGCGCCGCGTATTCTGCATGCAGCTCAAGCTCCTCTTCCCAACCCGGCTGCATTAAAGTTGATAGCTGCCATCTCAGGTAGAGGGCCACGGCAGATGCCGCCTTATGGTCTGATGCCTCTACTCCCGCTACATTAAGTGCGGCCCTGCCAATGGCAGAGGTTGACAGGTTTACCATAAAGCTGCAGACCTCGTCTGCCAGCCGTATTCTGGTGTCACTTGCTCCCTCCCACGGGAATGGTTGCCTGCCCAGATCTTTTGCGTGTTTTTTCCCGTCTCGGCTCTGGCCGTTCCACGTAGCGAACCGGGTCTCATCAGACTCCCTAACCCTGTAGGTCATGCGTTCATCTGAGTAAGCCCTGCGGTATTCTGTGCAGAGCTGATTTATATTAGGGTCAGTATTGGCCTGTAATTGGTCATCGATGGTGTTCATTAATAGCTTAAACTTTCAGTTGAATAATTTGTCTGCCTCGAAACATAAATCGGATCCATCAGAATAAGATACCTCAAAGCATCTACTGGATCCTTGCTCGCTCCTTTATCGCCATCGTTACCTGTCCACGTTTTTAGGCTGTAAATTAAATTCTGGCACTCCTCTGATACATACAGCTTAGGTTCGTTCAGAATGCTGACTTCCCGGCTCATGTCATAGGCAAACAAATTGTTTACCAATGCACAGCTCTCATCAATGTGTGCCATCGCTGAAGGCACGAACAAGAGCCCTTCCTTTGTGATCTCTCCCCCAGCTCCCCTGTCGGGATTTGCAAGAAGGTCAATCAGGTTCTGGTTATGCTCTCGTTGGCTTACAATAGCTGTTCTTCCCGCTCTAGGATCTATGTATCGCTCATGTATACCACCGTCAGTGGCTTCCAGCTCTCTTATGAGCTGCTTATACTGGATGATATTCCTGCCACAGTCAGCAGTCTGTGCGGGGCCTTTCTTGCCGTCAAGCTTCTCGCTTGCTACCGCCCATTCTCCGTAGTTGGCCATATCGGGCCAGTCTCTGTAGACAAAGATCCTGCCTAGATCGTCCACCTTAGCCCAGAGCATATACCAGTTACGGTCGCCGGGTGTAGGATCCACCACCATATAATTAGTGCCGTCCTTAGGTATCTGGTCTTTCCTGCAAATATTCCTGTCTGTAAACCTCGGAAACTTGCCAACAACAGGATTACTGACATACCCGTAGGCCCTAATCTCTCTCTCTTCCCTAGTCCTACCCTGCAGCGTCTGCTCCATTCTCTCAAACGGGCTGTAGGGATTCCACTCACTGAAAAACCAGAACAGCTTTCCAGTCCCACTTCTAGTCCTCGCGGTGTATGGCATATGACCTCGAGGCACTCCGTCAATAGGGTTGTCATCTTTGCCTATAAGCTTTGCGTCCCGAGTCTCTTCGATAATAGCACCGTCCATTGCATCCTTGACCGTGCTTGTGAATCCCTCGATTGGTGTAAAAGTTACGACTAGCTTGCCTTTACGCGAGATGAGGCGGTATTTGAGAGTCTGGATCCACGCCAGCGGGACTAACTCGTCGCACCAAATCAAATCAAGCTCAGTTCCCTCCATCGCTGAAAGTTCCTGAGAGTAATTCTTAAACCAGCACTGGCTCCCGTTCGGGGCCACGAAAGTCTTATTACTGAAACCGTTCTTCTGGGAGAAGCCTATGTTCACCACGGCCCTCTGCCCTTTCCTCTGCTCCTTCCACGGCACAGGTAAATACTCATGCACGTAAGGCTGCTGAACCTGCACGGAAGAGTCATGCGTAGAGTGACAGCACCAGACCGCAGACCTAGCCTTGTTGGCCAGAGTCCTGACTACTCTCGAGGCCATATACCTGCTCTTACCTCCCCTGTTTCCCCCAAAAATATAGACTATGTCTATCTTCGGGTCTTCCAGAGCCTTGTCAGCGTCTTTCCAGTGGGTGAACAGCCCTTTGGTATTGTGCCAGTCAGAGCCGTAATTGAAGGGATCGTTCTTCTCGAGATTGATCAGCTCCTCCCTCTTCAGGTAAAAGTCCTCGAGAGCTCCCTCGGCAGCCATTGCCTGAGCTTCTTCCCTATTTGGAATAGGGTATACAGGATGTGGCGTCCAGTTCATGCTAGTATCTATCCAGTTGCTTAGGGCGGCCTTTGCAGAACATGTGACCAGAGTCTGGCTCTATCCAGACAGGTATCTTCAACCCTTTCTGGAACGGCCTGCTGTCAGTCACCCTGACAAGACCGAGATCAGTGCTCAGTAGCCTAGGGTTCATAGGGCGGCCTGTGACAGTGGCTTCTCGTGGCTCCTTGCCAGCCTTCCAGCGGAGGTCCTCCGTGTCCAGCATAGTCCTTCTGCGGGCCTTCTTGCCTCTGGTGCGTCTGTGTGGAGTATCTGTTTTGCTCATTTAATTTGTGAGGAGAGATCCGCAACGATTGCTACTAAAAACCAAAACCGTTGACCCCCTCCCCCCATCTTGTGCTGTTTCTTCGCACAATATACGATATGTTTAATAGAAAGAATATACCTACTTACTCTCAACTACCTCTGCTTCAATGATTTCCTTAGGCTTGCACTGTTTGATCAGCTCTTCCAGTGCTGGTCCTGACAGATTTACGGACTCATGTCTAATAGTTGTGGAGGGTTTACCGAGGAGCTGTTCGACTTTGTCGATTAATATGCCAGTAGTGACGGGCAACTGCGTAGCCTTCATCTCACCACTCTCCAGCGCACTACTGAGTCTCTCCAGAGCTAGGTCCCTTGTCTTCACAAGCTTCTCGAGGAAAGCCTCTTGAGCTTGGGGATCTCTGTCAGCCTGCTCGATCATCTTCAGGCCAAGTTCGCGTGACACACCGAAGACTTCCATCAGTGTATCTACGCCGAAACCATTCTTTGCAGCCTTCAAGATACTCTCGTATCTCTCAGGGTCTACGCGCTTGAGTCCTTTACCCGTGTAGCGAGCTATACCTGCTGCCTCTAGGTCAGGGTTCCACTTAGTCTTAACTCCCATAATTTACTCTGTAATCTGCCAGCCGCCCATCCGAGTATATGTCTATTCTGGGTTTACGCAATCATACAGCGTAAATGCTGAGATGGGTATGTGGGTGACTAGGCCTATATCCTGATCATCTCCTCTGTCTGTCCTTCCTCCCATTCTCCAGTCAGGGTAGGGGACAGTCATGTCCAGAGAGCCTAGGGCGTCTGTCCACTGCACCCAGAGGCTTACCTTGATGTCTGGGTTAATCAGGGTATACCAGCCTGCTGCAGTGAATTTGGAGGTGCAGAGCATGAAGGTGTCATGCTGCTGGTGTGGTATGTTCCTGCACTTGACCTCTATGAGCTCTGTGACTGCGCCTGCGGTAGTTGCGGCATAGTCGAAGTGGTGTCTGGGTGGTAGAGGCATGAGGACCTGCTTGAGGATCCTCTCTACCTTCACCTTGACAAGCGTCTGCCTGTCCCTGTCTGCGTCAGACTCGTATACTGGCCTCATAATCCTTGAATGCAGACATGACGCTCTCTGAGAGCTCCATACTGGAGCAGTCATTGTCTATGATATAGTCGGGCTTGATGTCATCGATGCTGGTCTCAGATACGTGAGTATCGTCTGATGACTCGGAGGCCCTGCGTATCATGATGACTCTGCCGCCTAGACTGTGGATCCATTCGACCTCGAACGGGAAGCGGATGTCATCACATATCATTATATCATGATTCTTCTGAAGCATACCCCATCTGGCCGTGGCTTTCTTGACCCAATGGTCAAACCCGTAGAGCTGCTTCATAGCCTCTCCGTATGTCTGCAGGACTGGCCGCAGTATCGACTTGTTGTGAGAGGTCACAGGCTGCGCTATGAGGGCTACAGCATCCTTTATGGGGTCTGCTAGGCTGATTCTTACAGCCCTCGAGGGAAACGCTCTTAGAATAGCCTTTGAGGCCTCTGTCTTGCCTGACCTCTTCTTACCACTGAAGCCTATGACTAGCTTAGTTTGATTCATTGTCTTCCTTCCCGTCCTCGAAGTGCGCGTCATCGTCTGCTATTGCAGAGAGGGCCTTGACCAGAGCTCCTAAGTCAGCGTTGTCCTTGATCTGCATCTCCAGTGATGCTGTAGCCTCGGAGCAGGCTGAACTATACATTATATTGATTATCATATCGGTGATTTATTCCCCTCTTCATGTGATTTATCTATGCCCCTGAATCTACCGTTCCAGCGGGTCCACTCAAGCTCTGCCTTTCCTGTCTTGCCGTGCCTGTTCTTCCTGACTATGAAGTTGACCCTTGTCTGATCATCCCTGTCTGGCTGGTGCAGGAAGCTGACAGAGTCTGAGTCCTGTTCGATTGCTCCTGACTCGCGTATGTCTGAGAGGGAGGGCTCCCTGTCTGACATGTCAATACTCCTGTTCATCTGTGACAGTGTCACGAAAGGGACGCCTGTCTCCATAGCTGCCATCTTCAGTGTCCTGCTGATCTCGCTCACCTCAACCACCTTGTTCTGATTGCGGTAGGCTGGGGGGACGATCTGCAGGTAATCAACGATGAACAGCTTGACATTCTTCTGCTTAGTCAGCCGCCTAGCCATAGAGCGGATCCTGTTTACGTTGATAGAGGGCTGATCCTCGATTGTGATGGGCAGTCTGGTGAGAGTGGAAGCCCCTGTGGCAATCTTCCTGATGTCTCCCTTCCCTGACTCCTTATACCAGCCTATGTCCTCACCTGTGAGGTTGCCCAGCAGTCTCTCCCCGATCTGAGCGAACGGCATCTCATAGGTGAAATACACTACGTGCTCATCCCTCTGGGCGGCCTCGAGCATGAGCTGCACAGCTAGGGCTGACTTACCACAACCGGGCCTCGCTGCGATGGTGTTCATAGAACCGGGTTTAAATCCCCTCAGGATTGCGTCTATGGCTCCTATGCCAGTCTTACACCCGTTGCTGGGTAAACCACCCTTAGAGGCCTCCTCAAGCACCTCTACGAGGCTTCTCCAGCCTGTCTTCTGGTCCCTGACTCCAGCGGAGCTCTTTGTGACCTCGTAGAAGTCGCTCTCTAGGCGGTTGAGAAGTTCCTTTGACGGTATGTCCTCCTTGAAGTTCTCGAGAGCATTCCAGTATCGCTCGAACACAGACCTCTTGACTCTGACCTCCTCAAGCTTCGGATAGTAGTAAGACAGCATCGAGCTGGGGTAACCCTCAGAGCACAGATTATTGAGCAGCATACCTGCTCCCTCTGACTGGTCTCGGACTGTCAGGTAGTTGACCTCGTTGTTCTGCTCGGAGAGCTTTACAGCGGCGTCCCAAACTTTCTTATGAAGAGCCCCGTGAAAGTGATCACTCTGGACTCCCAGCTCAACTGCCTCCTCAAAGCCTCCCTCGAGAGCTGCACCAAGGACTGCATTCTCATACTGCAAGCTGTGAGGTATCTTCCAATCAGTCTTCATTGCGGCCTCCTCTCAGACTCTGCCCAACGAGGTAAGAAGCAACGAAGGCTGCGTGTCTTCCTGAATCAGAAATTTTTTCTTCTATAGTAGTACTGTTAGTTACTGTCCCTGATTTGGGACACGTAGTCTGTTTTTTGATCGTTTCGGGCCTGTTTTTTCCTGAACGTGTCCCTGATTTGATACACGTATTTTCATTACGTGTCCCTGATTTGGGACTCATACGTGTCCCTGTTTTGAGACACGTTGCCTTCAGGCAGGTCTTCTTGCCTTCGGTTTCTGCCTCGATCCAGCCTCCTTCAAGGAGCTGCTTCTGGGTCTTGAAAAATGTATTCTTACTCATATGAAGTGCCTTCGAGATATTGCGCTTGTCTTCAAAACAAGAGCCTCTCATAAGGACGTATGAGTATACAGATAGTTGGTGTGGATTAAAGTTCTGTTGGAATAGCCATTCCGGTATAAAAGGTTTCTGTCTCATTTGGTTATTTTCTTAATTGTATTGGTTAATTTCTCGCCTTCAGGGCCACAGGTCCTGAGCCCTTGAATGAATGATCGAGCATTTAATTTGGTGATCCTCCCGTTGTCGAGCATTCCATTCACATATTTTAAATAGTCAGGGCGATCATCCACATAGGGCTCTCCCCAAGAGATGAGAGGAGGCAATTGAAAGTCTTCTGGCCAATGAACTTTTTTGGCAGTGAATTGTTCAATTGCCTCCTGCATTAGCTGCGGGAGAGTGTGGTATTTATCTCTCGGCAGCTTTGGCATTACATGACTCCATACATGCTGACAGTCACGGGCTCGTCAGGTGTGTAGTCAGGCCACGAATTGTGCTTGATACCGTTCTTAAGCGTGTCATAGGCCTCATCAAGCTCCTTCCTGACAGTGTCAAGGTCACGCGGAGTGAACTCGATCAGGCTGCTCTTGTAAGGCCACTTAGTCTCTACCACAGCCCAATACCACTTCTCGATCTCTACGCCTGCAGCCTTGCACATGTCAGTGTAATTGACCTGCTGCCACAGATACTTCAGATCTCTCGCCTTGTAGACAAACTTGCGAGGATGAGCTCCACCGGGAGCCGTGGTCTTCAAGTCAATGACTATAGGACCTGACTTCATGTCTATGCGGCACTTGACATCGCAGATGCCTCGATAGTTTTTTGCAAACACAGACAGCTCTGTCTTATACTCCTTTAGATCTCTGACTATAGGGAGCCGCCAGAACTGTCTCGACATAGCCTTCGCGTCATCGACCTCGACTTGCTTGACAATCTCCTTGCCTGCCTGCTCTTGCTCTTCCCACCAGTCCCTGTTCTTGACCAGCCTCCGATTCTCACGGTCCTTAGGACACACAGAGTAGATGTTGTCGAACTCGTCAGGCTCAAGAATCAGGCTGTGGACTAGCCTGCCAAACCGCATTGCTGGCGAGTCAATAGCAGGTGCGTTTCCCTTGATTTTCTGATGGAACTCATACGGATTTTCAATGAGCTTCAGATCAGAAGTAGAGAGGGCGGGGTCAGCCCGGTAGACTGACTCCGCTAGATTGTAGTAACAACCCGTCTCAAACTTAGAAGGGGGAAGTAGTTGCTTCTGATTCGATAGCTTCATCTTGCTCTCCAAAGATATGTATGTATTCAGGGCTCTCCTTAATCTTATTCTTCATCCACTCAGGGACTCGGTCCCATCCACCATTGGTGTCGCCGATTTCGTAACAATAAGGCTCGTTGGTAAGCTCCTTAGCTGTCATGCCTTTGGGCAAAGCTGTGACCGAATCTATGTTGTCATACATCTGACCGTCTTTACCTTTGCGATGGACAACGCTCACAAGGCAGGGCTTGCCTAGCTGGTCTTCTAAAGTAATACCAGCGGCCAGTTCCTTGTCTGTGAATGCTTTTCCGTTGAGCGCCTTGAGCTGCTTTAGTAGATTTGATTTCTCGTTAAGAGAAGCTGTCTCTATTTTGCATCTGCCCATAGGCTGTGGTCCGTCTTCCTCTCGGAATACGTGTGTCTCATCAGGTAGCTCATACATAAGAGCAACCTGCTTTTTCGGGCCATAGAAAGTGTCCTGTGTTCCTAAGTCTACTATTCCGTAGAGCCTCGCAACCTGACTACCTTCGGGGACCATTTTTCGTTCTCTTCTTCCAGTATTGTATTCTAGCTTCATATACTTTTATTGTTTGTTTGTTGTATCTGTTCCTCCAGTGCCTTTATATCGCAGCACTGAAAAATTGTTAACAAGTGTTCGGCCTGTAAAATTGCTATCCACTTACCGTGGTTTTTCTTCCAGACTACGCAAGGAATCTCGTAGTCCTTTGCGTCTCCCTCTGACTGGGCTAACCAATCCCTGAGTAGTGCTTTCTCGGTGTTCTTTACTTCCCAGTGAACAGGCAAATCGTGGCAAGTTACATCCGGTGCATCGTGGCCCTGCTGACTCTGGTGGAAGCCTGTGCGCTTCGCTGTGTAGCCGAAGAACTGCAGGACCTTGACCCACATTCTTTCTCCTCGCTTGCCTTTATCTTTACTGTTCATTGATCGATTGAATATGCACCCTGTGATTGAGTGTCTGCCTTGTTGTTCTGTGCTATAGCAACATTCCCCATTGACATGCAGGCCCTGTGCGGGAGCCCTGTTGCTTCTTGCATTCTATCTGCCTCGAAGATTACCCACTCTCGGTTGGTAACCCTGCCAAACTCAGAGTTGAATAACTCGTCATTGTCTGGCAGCCAGTCCGTCATGACATAAGGTAGGTCTGGTGGACAGGTTCTTGCAGGCAGCTCTGTGACAGTGCAGGGCCTTGAAGTGAAACCAATGGCGTATTCTTCAACAGCCTGTATCCAGTCCCAGATCTTCTGATTGCGGTAGCTCGCAATCGCCAGCCAGTCTCCTCGTGCTATGTGATAACCGTTGCCGGTGGCCTGTCCAACATCAGTGAAGCTTTTGCCAGTGACCTGCCGTAGCACGTAGTGACACAGCTTGCGGGTGAGAGTGCTCTCAAGCAAATTACCGTGGCCTGTCACCTCTTTAATTCTTTCAACTCCGTGCTTCACGGTGAACAACGTAACAAACGTCTTTGGCTTGACAAGTATTTTTTACATTGACCAGATGAATCGTGATACCTAACGTGAATAAATGCTCAAGAAAGCGATAGTCTTAATGGCCTATAACAGACCAGATTACTTCATACAAACATGTCTAAGCGTGAAGCCTCAAGTGACAGATGAAGACGTTATAATCTTTTTAGATGGGGCCGTTAACACTGAGAAGGGGGAGTCTTCTGCAGGGAATGCTAAGTTAGTCGAAAGGAGCAGAGCTATAGCTTTAGAGGTATTTCCAAACGCTAGGATATACCAGAATTCAGTCAATGCCGGGTGCGGGCTTCAGTGGGCTGCTATGCTTTCAACGGTCTTCGACTTCCTGCATTACGATGAGATTATAGTCATCGAAGATGACCTTGTCTTAAGTAAATACTACATCGATACTGTTAACAAAATGCTCTACAAATTTAAGGATGACTTCAGGGTAGGTATGGTCTCTGCATTTTCTGAAAGAAATAAAGAAGAGCATGACCCTTACTTAGACTGCCTGACAACTTGCGGCCACTTGTGGGGCGTAGGGATCTGGAAATCTCGATGGGCAATGTGGAGGGATAATATGGCTGAGTGGTCAAAAGTTTTCCACAAACATAAAGAATCCGATATAGAGAAAGTTCTCGAGCATGTCAGAAGTTTGGGGGGGAAGAAGACTGAAGGATCCGTTAACGATTCTTTGCTTTATAATGTCATGCTGAAAAACAAACAGATACCTATCAGCACGGTTGCCAATTGTGCTAAATATATTGGAGAAATAGGTGCTCACGGGACAAAGGAATTTTTTTCTAGTCGGGGGTTTGCTGACATGCCTTTCCATCAGTCTTCAGTTTCTTATACACCACCTGACAATGATTTTTTTAAAAACTCGCTTAACCATTTAAAAGAAGCTTATGGGTTCCATATTTAAACCAGATATTCAGCCTTCTGGGGACTGCAGTAAAAAACATCTGTTAATCACCACAGGAGCAGACAATCGTTCAGAACTTTTAGACACTTTATTTGAAAGGTGCAAAAACTATTTTGACAGTATTATACTAATAGACACAGGAAGCACTGACTCTACGGAGGATGTCGCCCGTGAACACTCTGTAAACTACATGAAGAGGGAGTTAGATTGTGTGCTCCCTATCTGCAATGATGTAGGACTTGATACTATTCCTAGCGAAGAATGGGTCATGCAATGCGATAGCGATGAATGTCCCTCAAAACCATTGCTCGATAATCTTGAGAGGATTATCAATGACGCTAATTCACTAGGCATCTCAAGTTACATGTTACCCTGCAGAGGGCATTGGTTTAACGAACAAGGTGACCTTGTGGGTGACTCTGCTTTTCACACGGTGAAAAATAACTGGAGGCACTTACTGTATCCTCAGGAAAACTTTGTTCAACCTAAGCTAATCAGAAAGACTAAGGAATTCTCAATAGATTACAGAGCTACTCACTATGCTTTTAGAAATGAAGGTCAATCGGTTTACCAGCCCCTCCCGTGGAATCACTACAAAGGTATTAAAAGCAGAAGCAAAAGCGCGTTTATTCACGGGTTAAGTTTCCCTGTAGAACATGATTTCACAGGAAAGGAAGCTGAAGAATGGAAGATTTTAAAAAGCAAACTTGACGTTTCTATGAAAGATATTTCTCTATGGACAGCCCTTAAACAAGCACCAGAAGAGTGCATAAGACTATGGAAAAACTGGGGGGAGTTTAGCGATTACGGTGTCCCTCATTTTGTCTATAAATTTGTTTTTGAATTTGACTGGGACGGAAAGGAACCGAAGTGTAATGAGACCTGCTGTGACTATTCATGAAACCGCAATTGTAGAAGACGGCTGCCTGATAGAAGAGGGCGTCATCGTATGGCACTTTGCTCACATACGTAAACTTGCGCGTGTGGGCAGTGGAACCACTATCGGGAAGGGAGTGTTTATAGACGAGTCAGTGACTGTAGGGCGTAACTGTAAAATCCAAAACGGATCCAACATATACAAAGGCTCAGTCATAGGGTCCGGTGTGTTTATAGGGCCGGGAGTAATTCTTGCAAACGATAGGTATCCATCAGCGATTAATGAAGACGGATCAATAAAGACGGCAGATGATTGGCTGTGCGAAGGAGTGACAATCGAGGACGGTGTATCTATAGGAGCAGGAGCAATTGTTCTTCCCGGTGTAACTATCCGCAGTCGCAGTGTAATTGGTGCAGGCGCTGTCGTATGTAAAGACGTAGACGCAGGAACTCACGTAGGAATACCCGCAAAAAACATTTTGACATGAAGGTATTGACGAAGTAAAAGAAGAACTGTGTCGCGTTTTTGGTTATTTGTCGCGGTGCAACTTCGTTAGTGGATTATGTCTTCCCGCAGGGTGTATTGGCCCTGCGGGTTTTTTGTGTTACTTGCTTAGATACCGCTCGGCTGCTTCAACGGATCCAAACACAGGGCCTATACGGCGTCCTGTTGGGCCGTAGACCCTCACTCCTGCGCGGCTGGATGTCTGCACAGCCCTGTGGCCTTCTGGAGTGTTATAAACTGCTCCTCCTCTGTTGTTGAGAGATCTTGCCGGGGAGAATCGAATGTCATCAGACTGACTGTTAAATCTTTGAGAGAGTGGTATGAGGTTCCCTTTATCATCATAAGTCTTCAAATCAGCAGACTTGATTTGGTTAGGGTCAAATAAAATTAGGTATTTACCATCCTTGATGATACTATCGAATCCTTTTGCTTTCAGCATCTCTCGTTGTTTCACTGCTTCTTCACCTCTAACCTTCAAACCCAAACCAATGTTACTTGCTGGATTGTTCGACTTAACGTAAGCCTTAATGACTCTAGGGCTTCTCTTTGACCTAAATGATTTCAGTCTTGCAAACAAGCTTGCGACACTTTCCGTGCCAGTCCATATTCCTACACTGTCTGAAACATCGAACTTATCAAAATTTTTGTCCGTGCCGTGATACGCGATTTGCTCGGTGTCATATCCAGCTTCCCTTGCTGCATCATCCACCAGTCTTCTGGCGGTTTCAGTATCTCCCGATTGAATAGCCTTAGCATACTCTGCATCCATCATCGCCGGGGAAAACTTAGCGCCTTCGCTTCCTGCTCCTGACTTCGTCACAACCACGTAGGATCCCGCAAGCCCCTTCCCACTCTCGACGGTGAATCCGTCTCCGAGTGTGTTCTGGATTTCTGACTTCAATCCTCCCTGAGTAAAGCCTACCTGATACGCATAGTCACCGGACTTCTGCTTTACTAGGTAAGCGTTCTTCTCTCCCGCAGATTTCTTAGACTTAGCTGCCCTGACATCTCCCGGTGTCCTTGACTTGATGTGAGCCTTGCCGCCGGGTTTCAGGGCTCTACCAATCCCCTGTATGAGATCAGTCCTTTGCTCTGGCTTCAATACGTTAACAACAGAGAAAGATGATATGACATCATAGCTGTCTGATGGAACTTCATCCATAGCCAGATAAGTAGGAGACTGGTCATCTTTCCAGTTAGCTCTGTTATCCCCTGAGGATCCGTAAGGGAACGGTTCCAGCGTGTCTACTGTCCTGTTACCTTTTCTCATGATCCTCGATCCTGCGCCCTCTCCAGCGCCTGCGTCGAGCACAGTGACTTCATCGTCGATCATGCCACTGAATTTCTCGTAGCTTCGAGAAGTAACATCAGACCTTTGGGTCTCTGCGCTTGCAGGCAGAGGGTCCATCGCAGGAGAGAACTTGTTGGCGTCCTTTCGGGCTTTCTTCATTGCCTCAACCCTAGCTTTACCCAATGATGACCCATACTTTTGTTTCACCGGATTCTTGTGTGTGCGTGGGTCAAGAATTTTGGGAGTGATTGTTGGTTGGAATTCTGGGTCAGTTAGGCTCCTCATACTTAGCGTCCTGAATGAAGACTTTCCTATATCACCCTCTTTGGAAACTCTCTGGTCTAACTTTGGTGCGCCAGTGACCGGGTCAACCCGATTCTCAAACTGCTTGCGTAGTAAATCGAAAACACTCAGCCTTCCCTTAATGTTTGAAATTGATTTACCAAGAACTCCCAGCCTGTAAGAAGGGTGAACAGGCAAACCTAAGTCACGAGGATCAACTAGCGACGATGGCCCCGATTGATCGAACTGAATTGCCTTTACGATGTCGCCAGTCCTGTATCCGTCTTTCTCCCTGTAAGCGGACATGCCTTCGGCAACATCCTTCCAGAAAATGCCTCCGTATTTATTTTTGTATTTTTTGGAAGCGAACTTCTGCCACATAGTCTTCCTGACCTCGAAAGGCATTTCTGGGAAAACGCTCTCAAGGTCTTTGAGGCTTTTAATTTCAATCTTCTCCCATTTCTTAGGCTTCGATGGAGTAAAGTTTTTGCCAGCTTTTTCTGCTGTTGCTTTGTCTCTAGAGTCTTTGCTGAGTCTGTTTTTCTTGATTGTTTGACGGATTGCGGCAGACATGTCTTCAAGCAGCTCTTTCAGGTCTCTTTTGACTGCCGGGTTGTTCTCCATATCAAACTTCAGCTCTTCCATCATGACCTCCGAGTAGTCTTTGTTCGATGCAACTGCCAGCTCATCTTGAAGAACAACAATTCCGATACCGTCAGTCATCCTGATAGCTTTATCGAGCCTAGATCCTATAGCCCCTCCCTCAACAGCCCACGCAATCTTACCTTGATTGTCTGCAAGGTCTGGGTGATCAGGCCCTCCTCTCAGTTTAAATACTCTACCTGACCGAGTGACGTAGTCACCAACCAGCATACGGTCAGCAAACATGAAGAAAACTTTCTTACCGTTTAGCTGCTCAAGGTTGACGCCGGGATCATTTACTGCGGGACTGAATCTGGCTATGACATCGGGTGTAAGTGTGAACACTCCATTCATAGGAGTGCCAGACTCAACGGGCTCCTGCATTTGTTTCCTGACCTCTGCGGGGCTGTCAGGCTCAGGTGAGAAGCGGATGTCTGCAGTGGTGTCCTTGAATCTTTCAGACGGAGGAATGATGCTGCCATCATCTTCATAGGTTATAGGGTCAGCAGACTTAATGCGCTCAGGATCCCTGACTGCTATGGTGTTTGACGGGCCGCCGGGTTCTTCTGCAAGCCTGATAGCGTCATACTTCTTGAACACTTCATCAATAATTCTGGAAGGCTCCCACGCTATATAGTCCCCTTCATTCAGCATCTTTAGAGCCCGAGGGTCTAGCTCGTTAATGTTAGAGACTCCGAAGTGATTCGAGATTGTGTCTGAAAACTCACTCCACCCGTCTTTAGGGTCGAAAACTTTATCTGCTTTAAGGAATGAGTTAATGACTCTTATGCCCATTTCAGATCTAGCTTGAGTTGCTGTCATTCCGTCGAGCATCGATCTTTCAAGGTTTTTTGATTTGTTAATAGCAGATTGCATACTGGAGCTAGGGATAGCGTAATCAGCTCCGTATTTTTCAGTCAATGCATCAAGTTCTGATTTGAAAAGCCTTGTTGAAGCATCATCAGCTTCATCAATCTTTTTCATTACAGAGGGATCCGGTTTTCTGTGACCACCAAATCCTCGCGCATACTCTTTTGAGAACTGCTTATCGAAAGAAAGATATATTAACTTGTTAGGGTCTCGCTCTGATTTGAATTCATTGAATTCACGCTTGGTGCCGTGGTATACAGGGCCAATAGTGTAGCCTGCATTTTCAGCGTTTTGATTTACTATATCTTGAAGCTTGTCGTAATCCTTTACCTTCGCCTTAGCAGCCTTCAGGTAATCCTGATCAGTCTTGCTACGGCCAGTGCCGGGTGAGAACCGTGCGTCTCCCGGGGCCTTAGGATTCCACCCAAACTCAAAGATACTATTGCCCTCGGAGTAGACTTCCTTAGCCTTAACTTTCTTCTCAAGAATGACTGCGCCTGTTTCGTCAAAATAATTTGCATGAAGCTCTGCATACTGCTTTGACGGTGTCACCCAATCTCCCGGGTTTATCACCTCAGAGACTCCTTTGGGAACTGCCCTGTAAATCGTAAGCTCGGCTTCAGGTTTTCCACGTAGACTTCTGAAAAGTTGTATTGTCTTCCTACTCTCAAAGTCATCTTGCCCGTAATACCTAGCACCGTTTGCGCTGTATATATCTTTGGGGTAAACAGTGTCCATCTTGTCGATGGAGCCCTCGTCATACGTGCCGTCAGGAGCCCTGTGAGCCATCCTGTATCCATTCGGGTCTACATCAGGCATGAAGTGTGTCTGCCCTCTCTGGTAGGCAGCCTCAGAGAATGACATGACTGGCCTTCCTTCCTTCTGCTGCATAGCAACAATGCGGTCAAGACGGAACGATCTCCACGGGTGATCCTGCTTGCCTTCCTGCAGTCTTCTCTGTCTGGGTGTAAGCTCTACCTGCGGTATCTCAGGGTTACCCTTGACGTTCCTGATAGCTAGAATCTTGTTAAGGAAGTCGCTCTTGCGTTGGCTGCCTAGGATTTCTGCTGTGCGTTTCTCACCAGCAGTCAGGGCGTTGATGTATGTGTGCAGGTCTGCAAACATGTTAGCCTCGGACCCGAAGACCTTCTGCATCTCTGCGCTCTCCCTGTAGAGTCTACTGGCTCTGGTCTCAGTAGTGCTCATGTCAAGAATCCTACCAGCAATAGTTCCTGTCTTGGGACTGATGACAATGTCATATATCAGGCCATTGCGATTGCTGATGGGCAAGTTCCTTGCTTTAGTCTTGCCCAACTTGGTCTTCATTGATGAAGCCCCGTAAGTAATGTTGACGTATTGGTCTGACCGAGAAATTTTATCAAGCTGCCTTAAGGCTTCCTTGATAGTGTCATTGATCAGCGGAGAATCGAGCAATGCCTTGAGCTGTCCCGCACTAAACCTAGTCCCCTTGTAGCTTCCGTCTGGCTGCTTAACGAGGCCGCCTTCAGGCTCGATTCCCTGAGATCTGTCTTTCTCTTTGCTTCTGCTCTTGCCTCTCCCTCTTCGCTTACCTTTTCTTTTGCCTGCTCCCCGGCCTTTGGCCCCGCCTCTCCCGCTGTCTTTCTCTTTTGAGCTGTCTTTTTCTACGGGAATATCTTTAGGTTCACTGACGTTGTCTAGGATACCGCCGATAGTTGTAGCCCTTTCTTTGGCCACACGCTTCTGCTCGGCATCTTTCATGATGAAGCGCTTGCCTTTGGCGTCAGTCTTTGCGACTCCCATTGCCTCGAGCTCTGCGAAGGTAGCGTCATCTGCAAGATCAGCGTCTGAGTAAACCTTGACGGGCTCATTCAGCGATGTCTCAACGTCTCTGCCTGCTTTCTTGCGAGCCTTGACCAAATCCTTCATAGCTCTGTCGAGCTGTCGAGACTGCTTGATCTGTTGATCGAAGATAGGGCTCTGGAATGCGTCATAGACTCGGTCAAGTTTGCCTTTGGTGAACCGAGAGAAAGCGCCTTTCAGTGACTCTGAAAAGCTGTTGCCTGAAAAGATGTAGTTGCTGTTCTTTCCTGTGATGTAGTTTGCGAAGTATTCTGCGGCCAGCTCCTCAAGAATGTAGTCTACCTTTGCGTCAGTGGATCCTGCGTCCTTCAGTTTCTGAGCTCTTTGAGGATCAACGCCAATCTCTGAATCCAGACGCTTCTCATACTGCTGAATGAAGTTGTTCATTTCTTCAGCAGAATACATTCTCTGGAAAGTGTTCTTCACGTTCGAGACGAGCGTGTCAAATCCGTCGAGCCTGCCTAGAGCGTGTAGGGTCTCATGAAGCATTGTGCGTGTGCCTGCGTTTGTGTTAAGGAACACAACTGGCTTGCCTGCCTCGATACGCATCATGCCGCTTGCCTCGCCCATCTTGGTGCCTTTTGCTTCATCCACAACAAAGTCAGGATCCACATGCCTGACTTCCACGGATGACTGCAACAAGATCTGCTCTGCATCCATTCTTGCAATCTTGTCTTCTCTGGAAAGTTTCTCAAGTCTCACCCTGTCCTCTGGGGTTTTGGTCTCGATCCACTGATTAAAGTCATTGTCTTGAGCTCTACGGAGTGCTGACCCTGTTAGGCCCTCTGCAGCCCTCCCTACACCACCACCAAAGGCACCGAGAACGCCGCCAGACCCAATACCCTGCGCGAGTCCCTCGAGGCCTCCTGAGGCTAATCCTATAGCGCCGCCAATCCCTGCACCTACTGCAGCACCAGCGGTAGCTCTGCCTGCATACTCAACAGGTTTATCCAGCCACTTGAGTCTGCCCGCAAGTTTACCCGCGACTGTATCAGGCTGATGTAAAGCTAGTCTTCCTAGACCACCTGTCCTTGTAGGGCTGCTGGACATTGCCTCTCCGAAACCGCGCAGAAGTCCTCCTGAGACATCAAGAATAGTAGGAGCTGCCAGCACTGTGCCAAAAGTCTTAGCTGTGCCTGCTCCAACAATGCCACTAGCTACCGCTGCACCTATGCCGCCGGGAACTGCCACGTTAGCTAGGCCTCCCGTTGCTTCATCAATTGTTTCTGAAGCTCCTTTGACAATGTTCTTGCCTCGCTCGATAGCGTCTCTGCTCAGGTCTGCCGCCCTTGACAGCCCTTTACCCACTGCAATTGTTGGGGCAGATAGCCCCTTAGTAATACCTTTAGCGGCTATTGACCCCACCTTGCCTGCAGGGATTAAAAGACTGGGGTCAATAAATTCACCCGTGAGCTCTGCTGCCTTGGTATCTACTTTCTCGAGGTCAATCTTTGCTGCATCCATACCAGCAAACTCTGCGTATTCATTCCACGCAGACTCCTCACCTCGCTCGATACCACCTCTGACATTCTGAAGTTCTTTGAGTTTGAGAAAGTTGTTGAACTGATCAGTGGTCTCGTTCTCACTTGTTCCCCCGAATGAATCCAGCTTCGACCCCAGATAGTCATTAGCCATCCTGCCGAGAATCTCTGTGTCATAGGCTCCCCGGGCAGCTCCCTCCATAAAGGTGCGAGCAGAAGTGCCGGGATCAAATATGTTCATGTATGTGCCTATGGCCGCCGGGAGATTCTCCGCGATCCTCTGAACAGTTACGCCAGCGGCTTGAGCTACAAGGCCGGGAAACTCTGACCACTGCATCTCAGGCTTTGCAGCCCTATAACGGACAAAGTCCTCCCGGGTAAGAGAGGACGATGGCGTGTCTGGATTCTCGAATCGAGCTACCAGTTTCTCGTCTGTTTCTGGAAACTTTTTCCTGAGCGATGACTCAATGGTTGCATTGGAAGTTTCGTCAGGGAACTCGACAACAGTGTTATAGTCCTCTACGAATATTTCTTTCATTCAATTAAACCAGTGGAAGTGTTAAAAGACATACGGCTTACGTCTGATGCTTGCTGACCGGAAGCAGTTCCTTCTTGATAGGGATCCAGTCCAATTAATTTGGCGTAAGAGTCCCTGTCAGCCCTCATTCTTGTTGATAGAGTGTTTAGTGATGTTCTTGTATTACTATCAATGCTGAATAGCTTTGTTGGGTTTGCTATAATCTTCTCGATCATTTCCTTTTCGGACTCAGAGAATGCGCCGGGGCCAACAATAGGAACACGTAGAGCTCCAGTGAGAAGACCCACGATAGTGTTAGCCTCTTTTTTGAGATTGAAGTCAAGCCTTTTGCCGGGAGTGTCAAGAATCTCAAGGAGCCTTCCAATACCTGTTTGAATCTGATCATCTGCTAACTGCAGAGTCCTCATTTCTTTTGCTGTCTCTACAGACGGAGCAGTTCCTAGCCCGGGGATAAACCTAGACTTCACTGAGTCTTGATACTTGAGAAGAGATAGCTTGTTCTCAAACGTCAGCTTGTTGTCCTGATCATACAACAGTTCGTAAGCCTGCTTTGCCATCAACGGATTCTCTTTGACAAGATTTGGTATATCCTTGATTAACCTGTCTCTGACCTCAGTAGCTGTCTCCGATCTTGTCTCACCTTTCTGCTCTGCTACTTTTAGCAGTTCAAGATCCTTAGCTGCTTTCACTACAGTCTCAGAAGGACCGGGCATAGCTTCAGGGCCTAAGGGGCCTTGAGCTCGACTCGGAGCTGGCTGATATGTTTGCACAGGGGCAGCATACCTTCTCATAGCCTGCATCTCTTCTCGAGCTACGATTTCTGGTGATCTTGCGGTCTCAGGGAGTGGCGCTTGAGTCTGCCTAGGCATCGCCCCTGCTCCGTAAGGAGCGAACGCATTGACGGCTGATGACGGGAGACTGAATCTTTCAAGAGCCCTAGCTTCAGACTCTGCCAAAGATCTGCCAGCTTCTGAGTCACTGACAGAGTCAGTAAACTTATCGGCTGTAAACTTGAACTCAGGCCTAAAAATAGACTCCTCTTGAGCTCTTTGTAGCTGTGCTTCCTTCTCGGCAATTTGAGGAGCAAAGTCAACGGGAACATCTTGAGGCTGACTTGCTTCTACAAACTCTGAGTAAAACTTACCTTCAGAAATTTGAGGATACATCTGAGCGTAGGCCGCAAGTTCTGTAGCCTCCATTCCCTTAAGAAGATCTGCATCTGCACCGAGAGCAGTCAGAGCTGTGATAGTTCCTTTCTTGAACTGCTCACGCTTCTTCATCTCTTCTTTTCTTTGAGCGAACTTCTCTATCCCTTGACCAATACCTGATCCCAGACCTGCAAGTCCTTCACCGAGAAACTCACCTACACGAGATCTCTCGGTAGGCTGAACGATTCCCTGTCCTGTATATGATTGTTGTGAAAATGCCATAGTGTTATGCGATCAGTTTCTTAATGCGTGAGTCCATCCACTTCTTGATGGAAGGCTTCAACCATTCATTCTTAGATAGCCAGCCAGCGAATCGTTGGCCGTATTTGACGTAGAGATCGTGGAACCAGACTGGTGATTGCGTTTCAAGCCAGTTCCTGAACAGTAGCCACATTGGGTTATTCGCTCCATAGACTTCTCGAGCCACCCAGCATTTGGTTATCATAGCTGATGTTATTGACCCCATAGACTTCATAGCTCCACTGGCAACGGCAGCGCGCGCATTGGCAGATGCAATGTTCGCATTGAGCTCTGCATTGTAGTTACCAGCGGCAAGACTTCCCGCGTATGCTGATTCAGGGTTAAACGATTGCTGTGGGACCATACCTTGACCTTGCGCTGCAAACCCTTGAGCTGCTCCCATACCTACACCGGGCTTACCGAGAATAGCCATAAACGGATCTGCTGAAGTAGCAGCATTAAGACCTACCACCTGAGAAGCGAATGATCGACGGTTGCGCTGAAGTTGCTCTGCGTTCATTCCTTTAATAAGAGCTTCCTGACCTAGGTCTGCCATTCCGTAGCCCATACCACGGTCAGACTGGGCTCCACGAATGAACTGATCAAGCTCACGAGACAGTGATGGTGGTAGCCCTGCTCCTGCGGACAGATCAGATTGAGCCTGCCTGTTAAGCTCTGCCATTAATGCGGCCTGCTCTGGGTTGGCTTGCCTGAAGGCCTCAGTGGCTCTAGGGCCTAGCCTTTCGACTGCTGCTATATCGCCTTCCCTTGAGACATCAAGACCAGCTACATCGGCTCTGGCGAGCCCGGGCATTATGTCCTGCTCATAGAGCTCAAGAAGACCGGGAGTCCCTTGACTACCTCTCATGACATCCCGAAGGATCTCAAGGTTCAGCCTTGCCTCTGCTGGCCTGCCGTATTCTTGACTAGCCTCTGCAGCGTAGAGCTCTGGTGCGAGGTCTACCTGCGCCTGCAAAGTGTCTCTTGTTTCTTTCGCGTAATCCCGTGGGGGAGGAGCGTCTGCGCTATATAGTCCCATAATTGTCTGTCTGGTATTGCCTGTGTAGTTTTGTGAATTCTCTCATCGCATTCCAGCCGCCGCACAGGTAAACGGTTGCAAATATAACCTCGTGATATTGACTCTTGAGCACATCGGAGTGTGCTCTCTTTACTTCTACGTTTGACAGCTCCCACTTGTTCGCATCAAGCCACGCATTGCAGCTCATGATAATTAGGGGGAGAAGAAAGCTGCTGTTGGATATGTAGAATTGATTGCTTGTGAGTGTGACCATCCAGTCCATCTCAGCCTTGATCACATCCTCGTCATTTATCTTCTTATCGCCATCAATGAAGTCATCAATGTCATGAGACCTTGTAGCGAATGTCTCCACGAACAACCACGCCTGCTCATTGTTATGAGTCAGACGCATGAAGTCTTCTTTTATGGAGTGGTCGAAGTGCATACTTACTTCCAAGCGTAAATTTTCAGTTTCATTTTGCTGGCCATAGCATCTGTTAAAATCGTAAGCTGACCATTGCTGCTATTTGTTAAATAAGAGAATTCAGGAAGAAGTCTTCCCGGGACGCCTAGCGAGTTAACAAGAGAGACCTGCGAGGGTGTCGATTTTATTTGCAGTGGATGCCACTGAGAACCCCCCCCAAATGAAATCAAAAATTGTGATACATCAACTTCATCCTGAGCCGAAAGGCCTAACTCGCTGATCTCTTCTGTCGCCACAAATACTGCTCGCACAAGTTTGGGAACACTTCCTAGTTGATGGTCGAATGCGACAGATCTTTCTGATGCGGTTGTCCCAAAAATATAGTAACTTGAAGCTTGCGGAGATGTCGCTGAGAAATAGTACCCGGGCTCACTCGTTAGTGCTCCTCCGCTATTTCCCGAGCTAGAAAAACCGGACTCCCACGCGCGAACTTTAAACACGAAGTGCTGAAGAATGCTTTCATCGCAATCTACGGAAGCTCCGCTAGTCTTATGCATTATGCGGAAATTTTCAGGGCTCGCAAATGCAGACTCTAGCTGAAGCCTAACACTGTTGCTTGAGAAATCGAATATGACATTAACGCCATTGCGGTTTTCGCCTGTCTGACTCCAAAAGTTATGACCTATCTCAAACTCATCGTTTTGCTGGTAGCCAGTGGATGCGTCAGTTGTCTGGCAAAACATCGTAACTCGGATGTGCTCTGGAACAAATCCTACAGAGATCGTTTGGAAACCAGCGGATCTTATTGCGTCAATATTTGAGGAGGTGTAAGAAGAAACTGATGTTGTGACTGGTTTGTTTATCCATACCACACTCCCAGTGGAATCTGTGGTTAGGTATTTGTCATTTCCGTCTGTAGTAATATCCTCGTAACTAAGCGTCGATAATCCTCCTTGAGCTGACCACTCTGGGGCAGCGGATGCTCCTTTAGTTCTGAGGAATTGACCGTCAGATCCCGGGGGCAATTTAACAAGGTCGCCGTTAGTGTCGTAATACAGAATCTGCCCTTGAGTCCCAGCCTCTAACTTAGTCAGGTTGAGATTGTGATCACTGATCTTGCTGTTGATGTCGATGCCCTGCTCCAGCTTTGACGTAAGCACAGCCCCGTCTGTGATCTGATTGGAATCAATCGATCCTGTGAAGTTTATTGCGGGAGCCCCAAGCGCGTTGAGCTTAGTGTAGGTGACTTTTTCTCCGGCTGAGAAATTGTATCCCACGCCTACGTTAACTGATAGTGGCATAATATTAAGCTGTTATTATTTTGTGGCCAGATGCTGACATGTAAAAATCGTCTGGCGTTAAATCATACGCTGTCCCATCTCCTTTCGCGGAAATGTAAACATAATCGTTTTGATGCATTTCGACATTCAAAACCAATGAAACTGACACAGGGTTACCTGAATGAGTGAAACGTATTTCTTGCTGTGACTGAACTATGTCACTAGAGCTGGCCGCTGAAGCATCGTGCTTGCTGAAGCAGAAAGCGACATTTTCGTTAGTCGAAGATGACTGGCATGTTATTGAAGCATGAAATTGAGCGTTTACAGGTTGCAATCCTGTATACCTTAATTGCTTGCTGGCAGGCATGTCGAAGTCAACCGAATTTCCGTGAAGTGCTGTGGTTACAGTGAGAGCTTGAAAAATTGCTGTCAAAGGTAGAGCTGAAGAAGATGAGGCGTAAATCGCGCCAACAGGATTTGTCTCAGACAGCACATTCTGCGGATACCATTTCTGGGCGACATTGCTTATTACTGTCAGAGTTTCGCCGGGGCTAATGCTTACAGTGCTGATCCCTGCTGGACCCCAGTCACTACTAGTTATTACTACTACAGCCGCAGATGCGTTTACTATATTCTTAACAGTAACGTATCCTGAAGCTGGCTGTGGTAAAGCAAACGGAGAACCTGAAGCACTGCTTATGATGTTGTAGAGCTTAGTGTCGCTGACAGTATTGCTGCTGGTGTCATTGTAGGTCTGCCTGAAAGTGTGTGGAGCGTTCAGGGATACCTCAGGGTTTCCGCTTCCGTCTCCGTTTGCGACTGTGAGCCCTGTAGCTCCTGTAATACTCCTGACGTTGGCGGCCCCGCTGCCGTCAATTGATACAAGTCCTGCAGTCCCGCTCAGGTTATCGATTGAACGAATGTTACCATTCGCATAGTTAAGCTGCTCAAGAGCAGTGATGAATTCTGCGCGAGTAACTGAGTCCGAAGGTATCGGCCCATTGACTGCGTCCACTACAAAGTTTGATGTGCTATCTGGCATAATCTTTTACCAAAGTCCTGCGTGTGTTCCTTCTCGCCTCTGTCCCGGCGTTGCTCCTGATGTCACGCTGTGAAGCCTGACTCTCCCGTTGATTCCTTCAATCTTGACTTGAAAGTAAGCGCCTCTCCTGTCAACTCGCATTTTGTGAGTCCAGTATTGGTAAAGGTCAAGCTGAGTGCCTGCTGTTCCCAGCACTGTCCCCGGGTCTGCGCTCTCTGTATCTAGAATGACTGAGTAGTCCTCCTTGCCGGGAGCTTCGTGAGAGTCATCCAGATTCTGGATGTCCCAATCACTCATTGCAAAGGTCATGTATTTGGTTCTGGTGTAGCTGGCATTGTTGACTATGACAGACTCTTCTTTTACACCGTCCACAATCCCTGTGACCTTGTATTCTGGATCCCACGTTGAGATGAATACTTGCGCCTGCTGGAAGCGCCTCCTGTTGCCTGCCTCAAATCCATAGCCTCTGGTTTTAATCATGAAAGCTATCGGCCTGTCTTCGATCTTAATTGTGTCAGAGCATATAGCCTGCAGATACGGATCCACATTGCCAAAGGGATCCTTGATGCTCACGAGAATTGGTGAAGTGCTCTCGAAATGAACTCCACAGCCATTGTCTGTGTCTGTTGTATTTTCTGAATACCATCCGTCCTGCGTGAATCCTGTGAACAGGTTTGCTCCCGCGACCTCGCAATGATCTGCCTGTTGCTCATCACCAACTCCCCACAGCCAACCGTCCTCAGGATCGTTTGTGTTAACCGTGAGTGGCTCGATAATCTCCAGTCCTCCGTCATCAGTTATTTCTGCGTCAGCGTCATCAACTACTTCACGCTTGCGAGTAGCACGAATTGTTGTGCCGTTATTGACTGTGACTTTAGTTCCGTCTTGAACATGACCCTTGACTACAAGGTCACATGTGTAAGTGCCTTGAACAATCGGCCTGCCTTCCTGCTCCGCGTATTCATAGAGGCCAACGATGCCGTCATAGTCCACGTAGTAGAGATGCTCCGATCCCTGAAAGTCTGCCACAAATAAATATTTAATCTTTATTGCGTCTCCCGTGTCGTAGCCTGACCACGCTTGATTAATGAAATCATAGACAAGCACGGCATTGTTCTGCTGGCCGCCGTCAATGGGGACACTTAGGTAGTATCTGTTGCGCCAGTAAGCTGCAGAGGCTGTCTCTTTGGCAACCCTGAAATCAATCCTGTCAATGATTGGCTGTATAGCTGTGCTCTGCGGCTCTGATACGCCTTGCAGCTTGTTTTGCTCTGTCAGTATTAAACTAACCACGCCACGCTGGGAAAGGAACCACAGGTCATTCCCTGCGCTTGCTACAGACCTTGTCCCTACAAGTCCGTATTCTGTTGTGACTTGATCTAGGACAGCACTTGTTCCCCAGTTGTCTCCTACGAGATTTGAGACGGTGTAGATGCTGGTATCTTTGAAAATAACAACTGTTGTGTCATTGAACTTAAAGATCCTCCGAATATTGTCACTGTCTCCTTGATTGATCTTGAATGAAGAGTAGACAGGATCGTAGTTAGTGTAAGAAAGAATGTCCGAAACAGCTACGTGATCGGCCTTGTATCCTGCGCCGGGTCTATGCGGGACTAGAAGTCTATTCTTGAAGAATAAAGTAGTATCTGAATTAGGTATTGAGTCAGTGCCATCATCTGCGTCAGGAGCCTCCACAAACCCTTCCTCGAACGAGGACAATACAAGATGCTTTTCATCTGGCCCCCTTGAGAGAATGACTTTATCAAATGCCTGAGTAAACCAGTATTTCGATACTGTGTTATCGCTGGTGAAGTCTGATGTGGGGACAGTTAACCCAACGCTGCAGGGGATAGGCTCAATATTGTTCCCGTATCGTGCTCGATAGAGAGAGATTGTGGTTCCCTCAAGCGAGGCCGCGATCAAGATCCAGTCATTTCCGTTAGGGTCATTCCAGACTCCTACTCCGTAGACTTGACCTAGAGTTGTGCTGATCTGTCTTGACCAGTTTATATCGCCCTCTCCCCATTCAATAGGCCACTCAAAACCGTAACGGTTAAACCACGTAAGCGGCATGACTCCCTTACGGGGCTCTGCTACTCCGTAGCGGAAGCGAGCATTGACAGCTTCTGAAACTAATCCAGCGGGAAGCATATGAGGCTGCTGCCTCATGTCTACACCTACAAATCCGTTGTCCCCTGCCGTAATTGGCGGGTCATCGTTGGCGGTGTAGTTTCTGTCTTCTCTCATGTATAAAATCCAATTTTACTTAAGACTGAGTCTAGCTTTTTATTGCTGTTCTCCCAGTTAAGCTTCATTCCTCGCTCTGAAGCTCTCAACGCTTTTGCTACACCTCTCTCGTTGCGGACCTCCCTCATTCGGTCTATAAGGCTGTCCTGTTTAGGGACTGCCCAGAGACCGCCATTAGAGTAATGCGCCTCAGACTCTCTCAAGTCAAAGTCAACAGGGTAACCTACTGACTCATCAAAGTACTCTGTAATTCCCCCGAAGGGAACTGCAATGACTGGCCTTCCTGTGGCCATAGCCTCATGCTGCATGAGACCCCATCCCTCGCCTTTCGACGCACTCACAAAGCAATCAAGCCCTGCATACCAGTTAGCCAGATCTTTCCTTGTCCAGAACTGACGAGTAAAACTTATTCTGTCATCATCGACATCCATTACAGGGTCATCGGGAAAACACTTAATGCTTAACCTGACATCTTTTACCCTCTTAGGGAATGCTTTCTTCCACGCCCTTAGAACGTCCTCAAAGCCTTTCCTGCAGCCTCCTGCCGCTGTCCTTCCCGCTACACCAAAAACAAACTCAGAGCCCTGTTTCTGTGGCCTGTAGTGGAAGACATCTGTGTCTATCCCCATAGGAACCTTGACCATCGTCTTCCTGATTCCCTGTGCATTAAACAAGCACAAATTAAAGTCACTCGGCACAACAATCAGATCTGCCTGATTCAAGTTAAGCACTGCCTCCTTGTGAAGCCTCGTGCTCTCCCACATTGTGTTATACACAAGCTGCTTTTTTCCTGTAGGACTAAACGATGGGCAATGAACAATCATCTCCCAGTCATCCTGCTGCTCCTTATGCACAACAGACTCCATCACCACTCTCGGTATAGGAGCCTTACCTGCCTCGCTTCGCACTGGCCAACAGTGTATGTCACGGCCTAATTTAGTGAGTCCCTCAATGACTCTTATTAAATGCAATGAATAGCTGCTGTAGCCATCCACCACTCCTCGCACCACACCTCGTTTTGTTCTCAAATATCAACCTCGCAGTTTGCCTCGTTCGTGTTCCAGATCTCTGAGCATACTCACAACATCCAGTCTTTCTGACTCAGAGATTCTGCTGTTCAATTTGCCTTCCAGTTTCTTGATCTGTTTAGCAATCGCATTGTCAGCAGCCGATAGGGTCAGCTTAACAGCATTGCTAGAGTTAACAATTCTTTTGGCAACCCAAAACAACAGTAGTATTCCTACTGCGTAGTAAACCAGACTAACGCCCCCGGGAAGGCTGTTCTCGAGAGCAGATAAAGAAAACTGGTCGCCATTGCCGCGCTCATTATTGTCAACAGTCCAGTCAACGCGAGTCTGACCATCGTGTCCCTGCGCCGCAGAGAACAGAGCAGTGATCCTCTCATTCTGGTCTCTCGACCACTTTTCACTAACTTCTGTCGTAGCATTTGTCTGCCTCTGCATTTCAGGCATTCCTACACATCCAGTAAAGAGACATGCAGCGGCACCAGCAATGACAGCGGCCTCTTTAAATATCTGTTTCGCCGTCTTTGTTATCATTGCACTTTCCTTTTCTGGCGTTGACGTAGTGATGCCAGACAAGAGCTGCTTTACCCACCATATAAGTGAGCGTAGCAAACGCTATAAGCAACCTAAGAATGGAGGTCTCGTTGGTTACAGCGATGCCTAAGAAGGCAGCCGCAAATACCCTGCCGTATTCAGCGAGATCCGTGCTGGTCATCGCTTGCTTCCTTTGGATTTTTTCTTCTTCATTCTGGCTTTAGCTTTAGCTGCTGATGCCTTACCCGCTTTGGTGTAAGCGTATTTTTTCTTTCCTACTTTTGGCATAGCTCAGGCCCAGACTCGTTGCGGGTGCTCAGGCTCAACAGCGAACGGCTCCAGTGAGTCACCGTCCTCGTCGCTGAGTAATCTTACGTTGGCAAAATAACCCTCCTCGTAAACAGCAGGAGTTAGCTCGTTGCCTTCGCTA